CGGGCCGCGTGCTCTCTGCTGCGAGCCAGGCCAGGCAGGAAAAGGCGGCCCTGGTAGTGCCCGGGCTCAAGAAGGAGTGGCGCCACTCGCACATCAGCCGCATACCAAGGCTTTCGCATCTTGCGGCCGAGGGGCAGATCAGGAACGTAGACAAGCCGTTTAACGTGAGCGGCGAGGAATTGATGTACCCGCGGGACCCGGCGGGATCGGCAAAGAATACGATCAGGTGTGAGTGTTACACGGTGCCGTGGCATGAGGATTGGGAGGAAGTAACGGAGAGGCTGGCGGCATAAGAAGAAATGCCTAAGAAAGAAATGCCTAAAATGACTAAAGTTGTAAAATGCCTAAAATTAAAAACAAAACCAAGGAGGGAAAAGCCATGACAGAGAAGAAAGGCAATGGCAATGGCGCCGGCGAGAAATTGCTGGCACAGGCGTGCAAGGCCTACGGGATCAGCCCGGAGTTTGTCTATTTGTGGAACTACTACCCGGAAGAAAAGCAGGTAGTCATCTGCACGGACGGCGGGGCAAAGGTCCGGTACCGGGAAGGGGATGAGAAAGCAAAAGATTTCGCGCCGCTCGACCAGATCCGGATTGACGGTAAAGTGGTTAAGAAACCGAGGCGCGTGGTGGGGAAGAAGAAATAGCTATAAGCTGAAGGCTCAAAGCTGAAAGCAAGGAGGAAAAAAGCGATGCCTTATACCGTAGACAACCCGCCGGGCTGGCTGAAGAACCTGCCCAAGGGCGCGATCAAACTCGCGCTTAAGGCCTTTAATGCGGCTCTGGAGAAAAAAGACGACGAGGACGCTGCCCGAAAGGCGGCATGGGCGGCCGTCAAGACCAAGTATGAAAAGGGCGAGCGCGGCCAGTGGCGGGCAAAAAGCGACGTGAGCCTGGACGATATCCGGGACATGCTCTGGAAGGTCGTGAGTGAGCGGGATGATGAGTCGTATCTGCGCGAGGTATTCGGCTCATATCTGATCTTTGAAAAGGGAGGCAAGTGCTACAAGCTGCCCTGGTCCATCCTGGACGGCAAGGCCCAGCTCGGATCTGAAGCGACGGAAGTGGAACAGACCTGGGTGGAGGCCAGATCCGCGCAGGCGGCCGCAGGCGGGGAGGCGGATGAAGGCATCGAGATCCTGGTGCGTCTGGGCCAGGCCCGGGACCCGGAAGGCGCCGAGTGGGAGGTCACGATCTGCGAGCCGGGCTTTACCTTGAACGGCTGGTATATTCCGGATGACGCCTTGCGCGATGCCGCGGGACTGTTCGAAAACGTGGACGTGAATCTCTTTGAGCTGCCGCAGGGGGCCTCGCACGTGCCGGATGCGCTTTTCGACATCAAGAGCCTGCTGGTAAAAAACAAGGTCGGCTGGATCGACAACGTGAAGCACGTGGCGGACCGGGGCCTGATGGGCGTGCTGCACTTTCTGGATTCGGCCCGGTGGCTGGGGAAAAACCTGCTCGACGCGATGACGACGGGCGGCAAGGTCTACGGCCTGAGCTATGACGCCCCGGTGCGCGCAAAAAAAGAAGTGATCAACGAAAGACCGGTGTTCAAGCTGCTGAAGTTTCTGGCAGCCGACTCCGTGGACATAGTAACTCGCCCGGCAGCGGGTGGTAAATTCAACCGGGCCGTAGCGGCCCAGAAGGAGGCGATTATGAATAAACAAGAACTTTGGGATCTGATCTCAAAGATGCGTCCGGATCTCATTAAGGACAAGGACTTCGAGTCCGTGTCCGAAGATGACGTCAAGACCCTGGCGCGCATGGCGATGGAGCCCGCTGCAGAACCGGGCGGCGGGGGCGGTGGGGGAAACGGCAATGGCGGCGGCGGTGATGGTGACCTCGATCCAGGTCGAGGAGCCGGTGATGATCCGGTGGCCCTGCTCCGGTGCGAGATGGCCCTGGACAAGAAGCTGGAGAAAAGCGAGCTTCCCGAGCTTGCACAAAAGCGCATCCGGGCCGCTTTTAACGGCCGCATATTTGAAGAGGCGGAGCTGGACACGGCCATCGGTGAGGAAAAGGATTATCGGGCCAAGATGGCCGAGCCTGCAGAAGGGGATCCTGTCCCGGCCGGCGGCGTCAATGTAGGCATCGGGACCCTGGAGCGGGCGCAGATGGCGGTGGATCGCCTGTTCGACCTGTCCAAGGATGACGTGATTGCTATGGCGCGAATGGAGACACTGGACCATCAACCGTTTTTCGTGGAACGAGTCGGGGCTGCCGGCTTCCATGTTCGCAACACACAGGACGTGGAGGATTATGATGGCGTGCCCGCGTTCAGAAGCCTCAGAGAAATGTACGCATTTTTTACGGGCGACCCCGAAATAACCGGATTTTTCAACAGAAAGAAGCTGCCGGCGGACTTCAGGAACAGAATGGACATCACCAGCGGCACCTTCACCTATGTGCTCGGCAACACCCTGGGCCGCAGGCTTGTGAGGGCTTACAGGGATGCGAATTACCGCGAGGATCTGCTCATCAGCGTGAGAAAACCGGTGCGAGATTTCCGGCAACAGGAGGCCGTGCTGGTAGGAGGCTTTGCCGATCTGGCCGACGTGGACCCGGAGAGCGCGGATTACGAGGAGATCGCAGCCGTGACGGATGAAGAGTCGACCTACACTATCGGGCAGAAGGGCAACATCCTGACCATCACCAGGAAAACGATCATCAACGATGACATTACCATCATCACAAGGCTGATCAACAACCTGGGCAGGGTGGCCCGCAGGACCCACGGCAAGTACGTATGGAATAAATACATCGACAACGACAACTGCACGGACGGCACGGCGGTATTTACTTCAGGCCACGGCAACCTGGGCGCCACGGCACTGTCTCACTCCACGGCGCTCGTGGGCTGGAAGGCCCTGGCAGCCATGACGGAAAAAGACTCCGGCGAATACCTGGGGCTTTTGGATACTGCCGACGTAAAAGTTAATCTGACCGGCCCACCGGCCCTAAAAGAGCTGATCGGCAGGATCGAGAAAGAGGAGTTCTATTACTCATCGAACGATTTGACGGCGAAGTTGCCGAACCCGATTTATGGCGAGGTCAAGGGACATACCCTGAGCCTGCTGGCCGGCGATGCCAATGACTGGTTCATGACGCTGCCGCCCGATATCGTGGAGCTGATCGAGATGGGATACCTGAACGGCCGGGAAGAGCCGGAGATGTTCGTGGCGGACAGCCCGCAGAGCGAGCAGGTCTTTGTGGCGGACAAGATCCGGCACAAGATCCGGCACGAGTACGCCGGAGCGCCCATCGATTATAGGGGAAGCTACAAAGGCACCGTGGCGTAGGATCGAAGATTGATGATTGACGATTCATAATCGAAAAGATTCAAAAGGAGGTAATGATCATGAAAGGATTTCTCAAAACTTTCAAAAAACCGCAAGGTTATCTCGTAGTTGCCCTGGCATCTTTGCTTGTCGCCGTGCTTATTGCCGCATTTGCGGGGCCAACGGCGTGGGCCGCGGAGCACTGGAAGCAAAAATATACGCGGTTTTCCGGCGTCGCAGGCGAGACGCTTGCAACCGGAGACGTTGCGTGCATCCAGGCCTCGACCGGCAATGTCTTTAAGGCTGACGCGAACGATTCGGATAAGCGGCCCGCGGTCGGGATTATAGGCAAGGGCGGCGCAAGCGCTGCTACGGTAGAGATCGTGGTTTCGGGTGTCCTGGCCGGACAGACAGCGGTGTCTCCGGGCGCGAAACTGCATTTGTCTGAAACCGCGGGCGCAATTGCCGCCGCCGCGCCGACAAACGAGCAGATACTCGGATGGGGCATGCCGAACTCGGGATCGGCCTCGACCACGAGTTATTTCATCAACGTGATTCCACCGGTAAGCGCAGGGGCGGGGTATTAAGTAAAGTTTATGCCTGCTTTATCACGCCGCATATTGCTCGCAGCCATCCCCGGCCTGATGTTTTGCGTCATTCCGGTTGACGGAATGCCATTCCGGTTTTCCTGGGAGCTGGCATCGATCTGGCTGGCCGGGATGGCATTTGCGGCATGGCTCGCGAGTTGTTGGTGGAGGGTCTTTTTCTTGTTGGCCCCGATCCAGGCAGTCGTTCACGGGGCCGTGATAACGGCGTATATGTCTCTGGCGCTGATAGGCATTTTTCTGGCCGCGGCCCAGGGTTGCGGCCGGCTGAAGATCGATCATGTCTTGAATGCTATTTGCATCACGGGCCTGCTGCTTTCCACGTGGATCTCTTTGCAGGCCCTGAACGTTTTACCGCAGTTTTCGCTGGGCGCGGCAGGGGCCGGGCCATTCAACCGGAATGCGGCGAGTGTGTTTTTGGCCTTGTGCCTGCCTGTATTTTATCGCAACGATCGATGTAAAAGCGCGGCTATCCGCTGGTGGCACCTGTCGCCCTTGGTGCTTTTTGGCATCCTCGGGTGTAAGTCGAGTTGCGGCGTGATCGCCGCGATTGCCGGGGCGCTCGCACGTTTTTTGTTTTCACCGCCGTTGCGGACAAAGATAAAAACAGCGGTCATAGCCATCGCTCTTTTGCCGGCTGCCTGGTTTTTCTGGCAGATAGACCCACTGTTTAAACCTTCGGGTATTTTTGCGAATTCCCGCTGGGATGCGTGGAAACACATAATCCGGTCATTGTGGCCCGTGCCCTTTGGCCGGGGGCTGGCATCGTTTCGGGATTTGTTCCCCGCCATGTATCCGCGCGGCGAATCGTGGATGCAGGCCCACAACGAATATCTTCAGGTCGGCTTTGAGATGGGGCTGCACACCCTGTGTCTGATTTTGATTTATCTTGGATGGTTTTTTGTGTGCGCCTGGCGGCGGCGAAGATCCCTGTCCGATCATGACCGGATTATAGTCGCCGGCATGGCGGCGGTGGCCGTGGGATCTATGGGCTGGCACGTGTTTCACGTCGCGCCCCTGGCGTTAATCGGCGCGGCGTGGCTGGGGTTGGCGCAAAACGTGGCCACAGGCTCAAGAATAGGCCGTGAGGCCGGCGCTACCGAAAAACTGGCAAAAGAGGTCGCATGAGCACGAAACAGGACTACATAGACGCAATTGACAGCATGGTGGGCGGCGAGATCCCGCTGGGCGACGGTGATAAGGACCTGGCCATCGGCATGGCCATGAAGGCCCACTCCAAACACCGGCCCAGGATCCTGGTGGAAGATTTTGACGGAGACGGCGGTTTTGATTACGCGCTGTCCGGATTTGCGGCATGGGCCGAGGGGTTTTCCGTGGTTAAATCCGTGGAATACCCGGTGGACGACAACGATGAGACGCCGGACATGCTCCAGGACGATGAGTGGATGATCTACGCGAAGCCCGCCGGCAAGGCGTTGCGCTTCCTGGAAGACACGCCGACGGCGGCCGAAGATCTCAGGGTGACCTATACGGCTTTTCACACGTGCACGTACAGTGCCTGCACGGTGGGGACATTTGACGAGGAAGCCGTGCAGGCCCTGTGCGCGGCATACTTTTGCGCCATGCTGGCCACGTATTACGCCCAGAGCATAGACAGCACCATAGATGCCGACAGCGTGGACCACGCGGGCAAATCCCGGAACTATGCCTCGCGGGCCAATGGCTACAGGAAGGTCTATTTCAATCACCTGGGCATCAAGGAAGGCCAGACGCCGGCGGCCAGCGTGACGATGGACCAGGATAAGAAAGCGAGCTGGGCCGGGGACAAGCTGACGCATAAGAAGCAGTATAGGTAAAAATGCCTAAAGTTGCAAAATGCCTAAATTGCCTAAAATGATTTGAAACGCCATGTTCGAAGTCAAGTTAAAAACGGATTTAACCGACCTTGAGGAGCTGAGCAGGCGGTATCCGGAGATCTCCAGGGATGTGCGGGAGGCGAAGGTCGCCAAGGCCATACTGCTCCTGGAGCGGGCGGTCCTGGAGGGTACGCCCGTGGGCGCGGGGCCGATACATCTCAGAGACACGATCCATCACAAGGTGGGGATCTCGGGAAAAAAAGTCTGGGGCACCCTGGGAACACCGGCAATTCGCGGCGAAAGCGTGGAATACGGCACGAAGCCGCATTTTCCGCCCACGGGACCGCTCACGCACTGGGTGGAGAGGAAGCTGAATATCCACGGCAAGAGGGCCGAGCGCGTGGCCTTTGCCATTGCCCTGACCATCGCGAAGAAAGGCACCAAAGGGGCCAAAATGTTCGAGAAGGGCTTTGACCAAAGCGAGGCTGCGATGATGAGGATCCTGGAAGAGATACCCGCAGAGATCGTGAGGAGGATCGGCAGGTGAGCCTGGCGGATCAGCGGACCCAGATCAAGGCAATTCTTGAAGGCGTGTCGGGCATCGGCAAGGTGTACGCATACCAGCGATGGGCGAGCGACTGGAAGACCCTGCTGAATCTCTTTAAGACAACCAGCGGCCAGATCAATGCCTGGATGATCACACGCGAAAAAACATCCCAAAAAAGGAGGACGATGGGCGAAAAGGAACGCGCCCATATTTTTCTGATACGCGGGCTGTACGGGCTTAATGACAGCGACGGAACCGAGTTGATCTTTCAGGATCTGATCGAGGATATCGTCACGGCCTTCGATGTGGCGGAGACCCTGAACGATACGGCCCGCACGACAAATCCCGACTGGGGTCCGATGGCGGATTCCGTAGGTTTGCAGGTTGACGTGGTCGAGCAGAGAGTTTTCGGCAGCGTGCTCTGCCACTACGCAGAATGCAGGCTGTGCGCCATTGAGGTTATAGAAGATGAGATTGGCTAAGCCGGAGGGAAGCATGAGCTATCGACTGAAAAAAGGACAGGAAGCATTCCAGGCGGTGGACGGCCCGTTTGCGAAGCGACGTTACACGCAGGGCGTGGAATATGCGGACATCCCGCCGCAGGAAAAACACAAGTTCGAAATGCCTAAAGAAAAGAAAATGCCTAAAATCCGTGAAATGCCTAAAGTGCCTAAAATTAAGGATTAGGCCCGTTCCAATAAAAAGTTTAGGCATTTTAAAGTTTAGGCAATTTAGGCATTTTAAAGTTTAGGCATTTGATCCCGAAAGGAGCAAACCATGAGCACTAGAAACTTTATGGCCACACACAATCTGATCGCGGTCTCGGCCAACAAGAGGGAGACGGCCATCAACAAGGAGCAGACGCTCGACACCACCATGCTTGCGGCCCTGGGAGACGTGATTAATCTTGAGCCGAGGCGCGAGTCGAATGCGGAGGAGGCCACGGGCAAGGAAGAGCCTGATGCCGTGTATGACCTGGGAAGCCTGGCGGTCGGGCCGGAAAATCACGAGAAAGGCCAGCCCCAGCACTTTGCTTTTTTGCTCGCCTACGCCCTGGGAAGCGTATCCAGCGGGGCCGCGGGCAGCGGTTACCAGCATACCATCACACCCATTGACGGGGACCTGGACGGGGACCGGTCGAATCCGTCTTTCACGGCGGCCCAGAGGTTCGGCAAGACCGTGCTCAAGCGGCGCTTTGCCTCCATGTTCGTGGATTCCATTACCGCCAGTTTTTCCAAAGACGAATGGTGCAAGATCTCGGGCGAACTGAAAGGCACGGGCAAAGTCGTGGACAACGTCTACGAGGAGAGTATCACTGCCGCGGAGAACGCCACGGAACTGACCCTGGCCGCCAACGCGGTGGAGGGCGCCACGGCCGCGGAAAGGCTTTCAAACGTGCAGCGCATCCGCGTGGAGCTTAGCACGGGCGTGTGGACGGAAGTGGCCTACTCCGCCGTGTCGGCCGCCACGCCCGCGGTGATCACCATCACGGCGCCCGCCGGAACCACGGACACCAAAACGTACAAAGTGCTCTACATTCC